ACCTTTGTAACCAAACAAGCTACCCATGTCAGGCTTGTCTTGTTTGTTAGGATCAGCTTCAACATGGACATGCTCAACCACACCTTCTGGTAATTGGGTAGGCTCAATAGATAATGGAAAACTATTATTAGCAAACAACACTTCTACAATTTGACCATACGCTGCTAGTGTCTTAGTTTTAGTAACTTTAATAAACACACGGCTCTTCTCAGTTTCTAAGAACTGAACATCAGGACCGTAGATGCCACGATAGTTTCTGTAAGCACGCAACCAACGCTCTTCATCAAAGCGTCTACTTTCTTTAGAACGTGTATATCTTTCTTCAATGAAGGAGATTAGTGGATCAGCTGCGAATAGTTCTGCACCACCCTCAGTGATGTCTTCAGCACCCATTGATTGTGCTTCTAAGAATGTGTTGTCTTTGTTTTTTGCCATAATGTTTATGTGTGACTAGTAGCCAAATGTTTTATCTGAAATAGTTATACCACTCTTATGTGTGTTTGGGTCATAATCAAACAAACTGCTACGTGGACGTGACATTAAGCCATATCGTAGGGCATCATATGTGTGATCGTTTTTTACTTTGGTATCAATATCTTCTGGATTTGCTTTATCAATAGGTAGTACAGGTAGGTCTGCTATTAGTTGTGTACACGTATTGAATATTTTCATACGTGGTTCTTCAGTGAATGGGTCAATCTGTAGCCGTCTATGCACTTCGTTCTTACCAGCAACCCTACTACCACTGCTTCTATCGGCAGGTCTCCACCGGCAGTTCTTAGCTATCATACGTTCTGCTATGGATGGACCTAAGTCACCACGTTTATGCCATGTAGAGCTATCTAACACACCATAACGTATGCTTTCATTCCTCTCTAGCTCTAATACCATGTCTGCTAAGTCCTCTGCCAACACCTTAGTAACATATAGTTCTCTATATACGTAGATACTTTCATCAGGAGCTACAGCAAACCACAGCACAGCTGAGTAACTACCATAGCCATAGTCACATGCTCTGTATTTAGTCCAATTAGAAGGGATGTCAAATGGCTCTACTACGTGAATAGCTCTATTAAACTCAGAGAATGCTGCACCTTCTGCAACATCCCAACTGCCTTCGAGCAATTGCTTACGTTGTGCCTCTGGTAAAGACAACAACATGGTCTCATAGTCACCAGTTTCTGCTAAATGTGGGTTGTCTTTCAGTAAAGCTGGTATAAACCTACGCTTAAACAGTGGCTTACCCTCTTTACTATGACCTTTAGGGTAGACCATCACCTCATTTGTCTCTACATCAGTCGCCCAAAACGATTTACCAGCGGGGGCTGGGTCAATAAACATCTTCTTTACCCAGCTGTGGCCTTTGTTACCGGGGTTAGTAGAAGCTCTCATGCACACTGGCAAGTCTCTAGCAGTAGAACGTAGGCGTGAACGCATGTAGTTCCATGCAAAAGGTGTACCCCATTGGGTAAGCTCATCAAAACCTATCCAACAAAAGGACAAACCTTGATAACGTAGTACGTCTTCGTCTCTATCTAGGTAGGACATCCACAACTTTGCACCACTTGGGTGCTCCCATTGCATCTTACGTTCACTCCATTTTATACCCGGCAATATCTTTGGGTACATCTCCTGACTTTTCCATATCAATTCACGTAGTTCTTCTGTTGTATGACGTAACAACAACCCAGAAAACTGTGGATGAGTCATGTAGCGTAGTGGGTCAGCTAGCATAGCGTAGCTTTTACCCCCACCAGCAGCTCCACCGTACAACACTTCCTTCTCCGACGCTGATAAGAAGTCTGTCTGTGGGCCGGGGTTAGGCTTAAAGATGATATTGTAATCACCTTCATTAAAATCTAAAGCACTATCTGAAGAAGCAGCGCTACCTGTCGTGTCAGCTATTACTATCGGTGATTGGACTGTAGCTGTCTTTGAAGGTGTAGCTTGCTTTTTCGTCTGCGCTGAGACGCGCTTCGTACTTTTGCGCTTGCTCAATGGCTTTTTCGAGCCTTCTGGCAATGTTGCGGTAAGTTGTAGCTTTGCGTCTGAAGGACTGTTCACTCTTTATCCTATGTAATAAACCAGCATGAGTAATAGTTCTACCTGTCTGCTTAGTTAACCAATTAGCCACTTGCCTTGAGCTATATTGCTTTAAATGTTTCTTAGCTATCTCTAATGCTTGTAGTTCTAACACCACTGGTATTAGTATTGTATCATCATTATCATCTGCCTTGTAACCAAATGGTACTTGTCTTCCTATCTTTGGAATAGGTATCCATTCATTTTCAGCTATTGGTTGTGGCAATATCCATTTACCTAAGTCTCTACTCATTCGTCATCGTCTCTATTAACATCTTTAGGTGGCAACAACATAATACCCCCAGTGCTTTCAATTTGTACTTTATCTGTCTTGCCTAAGCCAGCTCTGTCTAACAAATCTTTAGCAGCATTAATCTTTTCTTTAGTGCCAAGCTCTGTAGGATCATCAATACCAGCTATCATAGCCATAGCTGCTTTAGGTGCATGCATAGCAATGTAGAGCTGGGTAGCCTCAATCACTTCAGCTTTCAAGCTATCCATAATTTTCTTAGTGCCATAGCCTTCGCTATATCCAGCTAGCTGTCTAGCCTTCACTGGATTGCCACCAGCCTCATTAAACAACACCTCAAGAAACTTGAGCTGCTTCTCGTTTAATTCTTTATTAGCTACCCCTGTCATACTACTCCACCTTTGTATTCTTCTGTCACTACAATGCAAACAGTTAATGCATCGTCAACACCAGCTTCAACTTTAATAGCATCACCCGGCTCCATATACATCATATCACTTATCTGTACTACACTGTTAGCTGCTATTTCTAAATCTACAATTAAAATAGTTGTAGTGTCCAAAGCTTTGTTATAGATAGAAAGAGACAGGTCTGTAGCGCTAGTTATTTTATTAGATATTAATAATGATTTAATGTAGCTATTAAACAACGAAGGAACAATATAGGCAGTAGCCATCGTTGTTGTCGCTGCCACCACTACAGACCTGTTCTTATTTGCCATGCTTATTTCTTCTTCATTGTTTCTTTTTTAGCTTTATCCTGCACAGCTTTCTTTCTTGCTACTTCTTTGTCTCTTTCGGCTCTAAATTCAGTAGGGCTTTGCAACTTACTAAGTGGCTTACTGCCACTGTTGCCTACCATTTTAGCTTTGTGCTCAGCAGGGGTTTCACCTGCTTGTCGAGTATGATACTTTTTACCTTCAAAAGTAAACTCTGATTTACCAGCAGCACGGGCAGCTCGGAAAGCCTTGCCCCTGTCGGAGACATTAGAACCCTTACCACCGGAGGCTGCTACAGGTTTTACTGCTTCTTTCTTTTTAACATTGGGTGTACTAGGCATTGAAGCATCTTTAGAATCAGCAGCTCTAACAGCTGATCGATTTTCCCTTGCAGAACGATTGTCAATAGAAGGTCCTACTTTTTTAACTCTACCCATAGCAGCAGCTGGGTCTTGCTTTTTTTCGTCCTTAGTATCACTTCTAGAAGCGGATGCCATACCAACACCACCAGCAACAGTGGCAGCGGCAGTATTCTTGCCCATACCAGTAGCAACAGAAGAAGGAGGTCCTCTCAAAGATTTTGAAGGTACTTCAGCGATGCGTGGCGCGATTCTTGGTGGGTACAAAGATGTCATATTCATGAAGTCATAGTACCGTAAATCACGGAACCATTCAACGTAAATTTAGTTGTACTGCCTTTTTTCTTTGCAAGCTCTTTTGCCAGCTTAGCGACGTACGGGAGTACTCTTGCAATTACACCTAGTGCCATAATATTATTTCTTTCCTTTGTTCATACCACTAGCAGGAACACTAGCACCACACATAGCCATACCACCTTTGGCATATGACATTGTCTTCTTCACAGCACCGCCCTTAGCCATAGCAGGCTTCTTCTTAACAGCGCCACCCTTAGCCATACCAGCTGCTTTTTCTTTTTCATAGAACATACGTTCAATTTCATTAGCACGATCTAACATCTTGTTACGTGCCTCTTGAGGAATAGATTCATCTCCAGCTTGTTTACGCATGCGCTTAATTTCGGCAGCTGCCTGTGCTTTAGTCATGTCCATTTTAGGTTCTCTCTTTTTCAATAGCGCTGCCATTTGTTTTGGCTTTGCCGATAACGAAGCACGGGGCTTCACAACTTTTTCTAAATACATTAGTTAGCAATCAGAATGCCTTCAGCAAAAATACCAACTTCGTTAGTACTGCTACTACTCTTTGCTTGAAACACTATGTCTGTCTTTTCTGGATAAGCAAAAGGAACAACACGCTGAATATTCATATTGTTTAAAAACGTTGTCTCTGCAACTCTTAATACAGTGCCGCTAACAGTTATGCTTTTATTTCTAAATAATAGATATTGACTACCGTTAGCTGTTGCACTAAAAACATCAATGCGATATAGATAGAAGGTATGACCAGCTGGTACTGTATACCAACTAGCTTGACTCTTACCAACACCAATAGCAATCTTAGCGTAGGTGGAACCATCAGACAATGTAATGGTTCCAACATTATTACCACTAACGACA